CTCGTAAGACAAACGTAATGGTTTGCCCTCAGTGCTGGGAACCGGATCATCCACAGAATATGCAAGGCATGTACCCTGTTCAAGACCCACAGGGGTTGCGTAACCCTCGCCCAGATAAATCATTAGCACTTACTGGTGGGGACTACAGCTCACGTGGTATTCAGTGGGGATGGAACCCAGTTGGTGGGGCTCGCATTTTTGACGATGTGTTAACGCCAAACGACTTGGTCGCTCTGGGTAATACTGGTACAGTTACGGTAACGATAACATAAGGAGTTATTATGAAAAAAGAAACACAGAAAATATATAGGCAGCCTAAGCCCGTCCCAGTCCCTAAGACTGCAGGGTATCCTGAGACGGGCGTTAAAACTTCGGGTATTAAAATACGCGGTACAGGCGCGGCTATTAAAGGGCTGATGGCACGGGGCCCGATGGCATGAAGACTATCGTCGAAGCTCGCGAAGTCAATTTTGAGGTTGTCGAGCCTAAACACGAGATCGACGTGGTGTGTTCACACTGCCAAGACCCCGTTAGCCAAGCTGAGAATGCTTCAGGCACCTGCACAAACTGCGGTGAAGACTGGGCCCCTAAGCAAAGCGTTAAGATTTGGGCCACATCTGTCCCTTGGGCTAGTGGTGGGGTAATGTAATGAACTATTCAGAGTTGTCAGCCGCCATTCAGGATTACACGGAGAACTACGAGTCGTCGTTTGTAGCAAACATCTCTACGTTTGTGAAACAGGCAGAGCAGCGGATTTACAACTTTATTCAGTTCCCCTCGCTGCGTAAAAACGTTACGGGTACGGCTACTATTGGGAACCAGTACCTTGAGTGCCCCACGGACTTCCTTGCTAACCATTCCTTGGCGGTGATTGACGGAAGCGGCAACTACGAGTACCTGCTCAATAAAGACACAAACTTTATCCGTCAGGCGTACCCCAACCCCACTTCTACGGGGATACCCAAGTACTACGCCATCTTTGGCCCGCAGTCAGGTGACGCCAACGAGTTGACTTTTATTCTGGGCCCGACTCCAGATACCAACTACGAGGTAGAGATGCATTATTTCTACTACCCACAATCGATTGTGGATTCTGGAACTTCGTGGCTGGGGGACAATTTTGATACGGTACTTCTTTACGGCTCGCTTGTAGAGGCATACACATTCATGAAGGGTGAGGCGGACTTGCTGACTCTGTACAACACCAAGTACAATGAGGCATTACAACTTGCTAAACGGCTTGGGGATGGGCTTGAACGTCAAGACTCTTATCGCTCAGGACAAGTACGGATACCCGTAATTTAAATTTTTGACAGGAGCTAAAAATGGCTATCACTCAAGCAATGTGCACAAGTTTTAAAGTCGACTTACTCGATGGAGAGCATGACTTTGGCGCAGACACTTTTAAAATCGCGTTGTTTACTTCGGCTGCTACATTGGATGCGTCTACCACTGCGTATGCAACAACCAACGAAACTACCGGCGCGGGCTACACGGCAGGCGGAAACACGTTGACGGTCTCTACGACCCCAACGAGTTCGGGAACTACGGCGTATATTAGCTACGCAAACACCACTTGGTCTACCGCTAGCATCACTGCTCGCGGCGCGTTAATCTATAACAGTACCAACGCTAATAAAGCGGTTGCCGTTCTAGATTTTGGGGCCGATAAGACTTCCACAGCGGGCGATTTTACAATCAACTTCCCCACTGCCGACGCTACTAGCGCCATTATTCGTATCGCTTAATAGGAGGGCAAAATGGCCCTAGTAGTCAAAGACCGGGTTCGGGAATCCAGTGCCACGACCGGTACTGGGACCATTACGCTTGCCGGTGCGTACGTAGGTTTTCAAACGTTCTCCGCTGCTGTTTCGGACAGCTCAACGCTTTTTTACGCTATTCACAACACTGCTCCCGGCGTTGAGACCGAGTGGGAAGTGGGCTTTGGCACGTACAGCGCAGGCACATTAACGCGAGACACGCTCTACTCGTCTAGTACGGGTTCCGCCGTTAATTTTAGCGCTGGTACCAAAGAAGTCTTTATCACGTACCCAGCCGAGGCAGCGGTCTTTGAGGACAACTCAGGCAACGTAACGGTTCAAGGCAAGGTCACTGTCGGTGCTGAACCAACCGCCGATCTGGATGTCGCCACTAAAGGCTACGTTGATAACTCCGTCGCTGCAGCGCTGCTCTACCACGACGCTGTTCGGCTAAAACCCGTTGGTAATTTGCCCGGCACGTACGACAACGGCACCTCGGGTGTAGGCGCAACGCTCACCAACAACACAACGCAAGCGGCACTAACGGTTGACGGCGTAGCCGTAGATAACGACGACCGCATTCTCGTTTCCGAGCAGGCAGCCGGGGCTCAGAACGGCGTGTATGTTGTTACTGACAAAGGCTCAGCGTCAACCAACTGGATACTGACGCGCTCCGCAGATACGAATTCATACGCTCCTTCTTCTCCCACTGCCTTGAGTCGAGGAGACGCGTTCTTCATTAGACTGGGGGATACGGATGCTGGTCAGGCGTACGTCTGTACGGTCGTTGGCGAGATTACCTTTGGTACGACAGCCATCACGTTCTCTCTGTTCTCCGCTACGCCCCAATATACGGGCACGGGGAACATTAATGTCGCCGGGCAGGTTATTTCGCTTACAGGCACAATCGACGAGACTAACGGCGGTACGGGCATCTCCAGCTTTACGACGGGTGAAATTCTCTACGCGTCTGGCACTACGACACTGGCTCAACTTGCCGGTAACACTACTACAACGGTTAAATACCTGACCCAGACGGGTACGGGCTCCGCCTCTGCCGCGCCTACGTGGACGGCTCTGGCCGCTTCCGCAACTACTGACACCACAAATGCGTCCAACATTTCTTCAGGCACCTTACCTTCGGCTCGGGTTTCTGGTTCTTACACTGGAATTACTGGCGTTGGTACTCTTACTGCCGGTACTTGGAACGCTAGCGTTATTGGCGCTGCTTACGGCGGTACTGGGCTTTCTAGCTACACGGTTGGCGACATTGTTTACGCGACTGGTACAACGACGATAGGTAAGCTCGCGGATATTGCCGCTGGCAACGTTTTGCTCTCCGGCGGTGTTGGGGTAGAACCTCAGTACGGAAAAGTCGCACTTACTACGCACGTCTCAGGCGTGCTCCCAGTAGCTAACGGCGGTACAGGACAGACTACAGCTTCCGGCGCGATCAACGCGTTGACTCCAAGTCAGACTGGTAATAGTGGTAAGTACCTAACAACCAACGGCTCCGTCGTGTCTTGGGCTGCGGTTCCTTCTCCTAATAACGGCACGCTCACAATGGCGGTGTCGGGTACAGGCTTGTCTGGCTCAGCTTCGTTTACTGCAGACCAAGCAGGCGCGTCCTCATTCACGGTAACGTCCAACGCTACTAGCGCCAACACAGCTTCGGCTATTGTTGCGCGTGACGGGTCTGGTAACTTCTCGGCGGGTACGGTTACCGCTGCGCTGACGGGTAATGCCTCCACTGCGACCACACTGCAAACGGCTCGCACAATTGGGGGGGTATCCTTCGACGGTTCGGCTAACATCAACCTGCCCGGCGTAAACAGCGCGGGTAACCAGAACACCACTGGTAACGCGGCTACAGCCACGAACGTAGCCTACTCAGGTCTAACTGGTGGGGTCCCAACATGGAACCAGAACACCACGGGTAACGCGGCCACAGCGACCACTTTACAGACCGCTCGCACCATCAACGGCGTGTCGTTTAATGGTTCCGCCAACATTACGATTACGGCTGCGGCGACTAACGTAAACACCCAGCTTGCCTCTTTAGGTGTTGGCACTGCGGCCTCCGGCACTGCTGGCGAGATTCGTGCGACAAACAACGTTACTGCTTACTACTCTGATGACCGCCTGAAGACAAAATTAGGTGATATAGACAACGCGCTAGACAAGATCGACACGTTGGCGGGTTTCTACTACGAGGCAAACCAAACAGCGCAGGATTTAGGCTACGCCGTCATTCGTGAGGTTGGTGTCTCCGCGCAGTCGGTTCAAGCGATCATGCCTGAAGTAGTCGCCCCCGCACCAATTGACGATAGGTACTTGACCGTACGCTACGAGCGCCTTGTGCCCCTGTTAATTCAAGGCATTAAAGAGCTCCGCGCAGAAATTAAAGCACTGAAAGGCGAGTAATGGCGTTTGCCCAGTACCCATTTGGTTACGCTCCGTTTGCGTCGTCGCAGCTACAGTCTCCTAACGAGCTGATAGGAGTTACCGGCGTTGAGGCGTCGGCTGAGCTGGGTACTGTTACGGTTGTTACAGACCAAATCCTTGCGCAAACAAGTGTTGTTGGTACGGGTGCAGTTGGTACTGTTTCTATATACGCGGCGGCAAACCTGACGCTTACGGGAACTCCGGCATCAGCGTTGCTTGGGTCGGTCTCGCTTGTCACGAATAACGTCCTAGCGCAAACAGGGGTTGTCGGTACATCCGCACTAGGTACGGTTAGCGTAGAGGCTAAAGCTCAGGCATACGTAGTGGGCGAAGAAGCCCCTGCGGAGCTTGGGACCATATCGCTAATAACTAACAACATCATCTCTGTTACTGGGATTGGGAGTACTACAGCACTAGGCACCTCAGTTATACGTGGGACGGCGGAAATATACCCGACCAACGTGCTGGGAACAACGGCGCTGGGAACAGTCGCTACTATTAGCAAGGCAAACGTTTACCTAACAGGGGTTTCCGCCGAAGGCTATATTGGTTACACTAACGTCTGGGGATTGGTGAACACGTCGCAGACGCCAAACTGGACCGCCATATCAACATAAGGCAACTAAATGAGCAGTACTTATTCACCCAATTTACGTATTGAGCTAATCGGCACGGGCGACCAGTCCGGGAGCTGGGGCGCGACCACGAACACCAACCTCGGCACACTGATTGAAGATGGTATTTCTGGGTATGTTGCGGTATCAGTAGTAGCCGCCAACCAAGCCCTCACAGCAAACAACGGCGCCGCCGACCAAGCACGAAACGCAGTTTTAGCGTTGACAACCACTACCGGGGCAAACTTCGCGGTCTACGCTCCCCCGACTGAGAAGACGTACACCGTCTATAACGCTAGCGCCTATACCGCAACGATTTACAACTCCACAGTACTTGGCAACACCACTGCTGCAGGTGCCGGGGTCGCAATCCCAACAGGTAAAACAGTAACGGTGTGGACTAATGGAACCGCCTTCGCTTTCCAGAATAACCACCTTTCATCGCTAACGCTCGCAACAGATTTAGCTATAGCTGATGGCGGTACAGGAGCATCTTCCGCTAGTAACGCACGTACAAACCTCGGGCTTACTATTGGCGCGGATGTTCCCTCTCCTACAGGTACAGGAGCTTCTGGCACATGGGATATTGCCATCACTGGCAACGCTGCTACAGCAACAAACGCAACCAGCGCGACAAACGCAACGAATCTAGTCACAGCTGCATTTTCCGTTGTAGAGTCTGGGGGCAAGTTATACTTTAAGTATGGGGCAACAAATATCGCGTCCCTTGATTCAAGTGGCAACTTTACCTCACTAGCTAACGTAACCGCCTACGGCACACCATAAGGAACTAACATGGCGTTACCAGCATCAGGGGCTATATCCCTTAACCAAGTCAACGTTGAGCTTGGTTCGGCGGGCACTA